ATCTATGCTGCGACCTACTAGCAGCTCTATTTCTTCGACTTGCCCTAGTGTCATTTCATCGAAATTCATCATCTGTGCTTCCTTAGAGTTTCGTTTTAGCGGTTTCTGTTTTGATTAGCTTCTCCATTTGAGAAAAGTAGTTTTCATAGATTTCTGTTCTAGTGTACCCGAGCGCCCTAACAAAGAATGGCTGCGGTCTTATGTGTCTTTTGAACCAGCCCCAATGGATTGGATTAGCGTAAGGAACGCCAGAACTAGAACTTCTATTGTTACCTGCCTTGACGGTAATCTTGCCCCTAGCCGTAGCTCCAACTCTGATGCTGTTACGCAAGGCGCCTGTTCTAACTGGGACTAGTCCGCGCGCCTCATTAGCTACAAGTTCACCGGACTCTTTTCCGGCGTCTTTGATAGCATCTTTAGGCACTCCAATAGCGTCTAAGGCTTTGTTGATTTCCCTTAGATTCTTGACTTTTACGCCCGGTTGAACAGCCATTATTAAGCGGTTACTACCGATACCCCAAAGTACTGATCTGCATCTGCATCGTTAGGAGTAGTAACAACCCTAAGGGTCACTGAGAAGGTTGAAGTTTCGTTAGAGTTCAGGCTTAGCGGTGGGATTTCGTTAAACTTGACCACGCCTGAATAGTGAGGCTGTTCTGTTGAAGCTGCTGTATTTCCGTTGGGCGCGATTACAAAAGTAGCGGTTGTACCAAAGTTAGCCCAAAGAACGCGATAGAGAGAAGTAGCATCACCTGAAGTAATACCTTCTAGCGCCAAAGCCCATTCTCCGCCTACACGCTGTTCGCAGAAGGTCTGAACATCTCCTGGAGCATCTCCTAGGGTTAGCTCTACCATAGTTGCGGCGCAGGCATACTCAACATCTGCAATAAGAAACTTAATGTTCTCTGCGATGATTCTTGTGTTAGTCATTTCATGACCTTTCTAAATAGTGATTTCTAGCTCGAGTGAGATGTTTGCCGATAGGTACTCGGCGTTGTTAGTTTGTAGATTGTAAGGCTCATTTACTCGAATCACTCGAGCGTATCTAGGCATAGCACTTAGCACGTTATGTATCGCCTGATCTAGATTTTCAGTTGCCTTTTTGTTAGTAGCAGTTGTAGCGATGACCACTAGCTCTAGATTTAGGTCGTACTGAGTGCCTAGAGTGCTAGGTGTGAGGTAAGGGCTAGCAGAACTCATAATTACTATTGGAGGCGTTATGCGCTCTGGAACATAATCAAGAACTCTAATCCCTGCCTGCTCTAGGTCTAGCTTTAGTTCTGCCTTCGAGATAGTAATTTCGTTAGTCATACTGCGAAACCAACATAAGGCAATAGCAACGGATAGACAGCCCCCATAGGGTCTTTAGCGACCCTGACGGGTGTTCCATCTAAACTAGCGAACTGCGCCACTCCATTAGGCGCTGAACGCCTGTGGAATAGCTCTGAGGAACAAATAAGCGTTGCCTGTCTGTGTATCTGATCTGGAACAACGGTAATCACTCCAACATAGTTTCCAACCTGAGCAGTTCCAGAATCTAGACAAGATTGTATAAAACTACCTGTTTCGTCTGTCCCTACATAGGCCTGAAGTTCTGCCAGCGTGACTACCGTTGTCATTCAGATTTCCTTAGGCTACGATGTCTAGTTCTACGATTGCCCCGGCGAACGGGGTCGTGATGGCCAAATACCCATAGACACTTACTGAATCTGTAAGCGTAGTGATGTCACCATCGGTTAGACGTACTGGAGCGCCTGCAGACTCGAAGGACTGAATTGCGCGGCTGTTAGCCATGTAGACCTTGTTAGCGGTCATAGCAGGGTCTACGATTACTGGCATTCCTAGAAGGTTGCCTGATAGTCCTGGAAGGTTAGCAGTTCCAACATTGTTGAACCCCTGACCGTCTGTTAGTACTACTGGCCTGCCGTCTGAGCCTACGATAGTCATTAGGAACTTGTAGCCCTCAGTTGAGGTAACAATGGCTTCAGGTCGAAGACCAGTTCCCTCGAAGATCTTAGAAGCGCCATCAGTGATACCGCCGATTAGTGCCGCTAGAGTTCCTGCTGAGATGTCGAACACCTTACCAGTCATGTCTACCGCTTCAACATGAGAAACAAAAGCAGCGTTAGAGGCGTTTGCATAAGCAATAGTTAGCGCCTGGAATACGGTGTTTAGGTAATCAACTGTTGATCGCTCGATTGTCTGCTTAGAAAAGCTTGTGTAACCGCCGTAAGTCTTTACTGGCGCAGAAGTGTTAGCGATTGTCAAGTTACCGAAAGAAAGAGCCTCATTTTCTGGATCTTGCTCTCCGACTACCAAAGTGTTAGCAGTTACTGAAGCGTACTCAACTGCAAGCCCAGTTCCCGGAAGTGCTGCTCTAGAGAAAGCAGATAGCGCCGGGCGGTTGTTGTCGATTAGGTTGTTGATCTGACCGACAAAAGCGGCAGTTGTTACGGTGTTTGCGCTAGTAGAAGCTGCGCGAGCAAGCTCGATAGCTCCGGCGTCACCGATTAGCAGTTTCTTAGCGAAATCTCCCTGTGAGCGGATTTCTGAGCCTGCAACTTTAGGGGTTGATGCTGTAAGTCCTGCTTCGACTACCCGGCGCAATTCAGCCATTTCGTCTTGCACAGAACGAACGTCTAGTTCAATGTTTTCTGACATAGATTTTCTTTCTTCTGTTTGGGTTTCGATAGCCTCAGAATCTTTCTGATCTTCTCTAACCTCGGTTATGTTTGCACCAGCGAAAGCCGGAAACGGAACTACAGAAACCTCTTTTAGGTCTACGAGTGTCCGAGTAATCAGTGAGCCATCTCTATCTTGTTCGATAGGCATGAAGCCAACTGAAAATTTATTTAGTACGCCATCACGCATTAGAGTAAGGATTTCTTCGCCTCGTAAGGTTGAACTTACTCTTGCAGTAATCTCATAGCCTGCTTCTGTTTCTCTGCCCGAGATAACTTTGCCTATTGGCTCATCGTGTCCGTAAAATAGTTTTACATCTTCTACCGAGTCGATTGCGCCCGGAGCGAACCTCTCAGTTATGCCGCCGCCGATGTCTGCTTCCTGATTGTAAGGAACAGCTAGCCCGGTAATAGTTCTTTCCTGAGCTTCGTCTAGATTTAGGTCTGCTTCTCTGATTTCAATTTCAGGCATTTAGTCCTTCTCTTTCTCTGACTTCTTCTGCTGTAAGAATCCCGGCAGCTATAGCGGTTGAATAGTAGTTGTAACGAGTAGCAACGTCTGCGCGGAATAGGTGTTGATAGTCGAACTCGACCCTAGTGCCGCGAGGTAAGCAGTTGCTTAGCGCGTCTGTTATTGCGTCGGTGTAGCCCATTAGCGTATGACGGAAAAAGATAGCGTTTTCGTCTTGCAAGTTTGAATAAGTGTCCGAGCCGCCCGGCACTGTAGACAAAAGCAGCCTGGAAGGAATGCCGAATAGTCGAGCTATGTTTACTGTCGATTGCTCCACTGTGTCAGTGAATAGCGCCTCACGCGGAGATAAAGAAATTGCCTGATAATCGAACCCGTTGCCAAGAACTGCAATTTGTCTGTTCTGCTGCTTGTTGTGCCAATTGTCGGTAATCGTGTCTGCCTGATCTTTGTTTACCTGCTGCCCGGTCTTTAGGATACCTGTCGGCACTCCTGCTTGGTTGAACCAGTTCTTCGCATAGTCGCGTAGGTCTAGCGCCGCCGAAATGTCTTTTCGACATGAGTAGATAGGGCTAACGCCTCGGAGATCGCCGGACTTGCTGAAAAGCTTTAGCTGCTCCATTTCGTTTGCGCTGTAGCTAACGCCCTCGTAGCTGTAGTAAACACCCTGGGCTAAATCCTGATCGTTTACATAAGCGACAGATACCGCAGAAGCCGGAAGAAGGGTAAGGCTGTTTACTTGTCCGTTTGAAGAAAAGCTTTTGTGCCAAAAGGCATTACCCTCTAAGGCTAATGATGTCACCGTCTCAAATAGAAAGTCGCGCCTGTTGCTATTTATGTCTGGCTTATTGACTAGCACCGGGCTTTCAATTCTGAAATCCATTCCAGTTGCATAGCGATAAGTTTCGATTGGCATTTTAGAGATTGGCGTAGCTATGATCTGCACTGAGCGATAGACTGCAGTAAGGCTTAGGGCTGTGTCTGCTGTGACCGTAGCGTCTGAGCGCGTTGGGATAGTGGGCTGTTTAGCGCGCTTCTGCATAGGCGCGTTTGTGATTCTTTGCCATAGTGTTGCCATGCACCTATCCTAATTACATTAGTGTAATTTAGAATACACCGATTTGGGCGTGTTGGGCGCGCGAACTTACATACAAAGCGAAAATAGTCGCGAGTAAAGCATCTATCTCTCCAAGTGATTCTTTTCTAGAAATTAGCCAATTCTCTCCGGTGTACTTAGTCACTCCGTTAGGCGATTGCATAATTAGCAGCGGATCGTTATTGTGTGTGACCATGTCAGTTGAAAATAGTGCATACACTGCCGAGCAAGCTGCCGTTACTTCTTTAGTCCAAAGTTGCCAAGTTGGAATCCCTACGGACTTTAGTCGCTTGCCTATGTTGGTTAGCTGTCTATCGTCTAGCGCGATTGCTCTCGGCGCGTGTTCTGCGAATAGCTCCGTTAGGCGCGTAAAGATTTGATCTTCAGTTGGGTTCACAAAAGTCTGAACTAGCTCCGTCTGCTGCTTGCCGTCTTTAGAGTTTGCAACTGCGATAGTAGCGTGTTCCCAGTTGCGACTAACGTCTACTGCAAACACTGCACCCTTCATTTCCTCGACACCTTGACCGCCTGCTTTTCTAAACACTGCACTAGGCAACCAACTAGCAGCAGAACCGCTAATGAATTGGTTTAGCCTGTAGCGCCTAGCTTCGTGTTCTGGCAAAGTCTGCAAGTCGCTGATCACCTGGGCTAGTGGAATCCGCCCGGCTGCAACTGAGGGGTTAGCCGCAAAGATTGCCTCGGGGTCAGTTACCGGAGTATTCTCTTTAGCTTCCCAAAGAAAGAAACCGAAACGCTCTAGCTCGGGGTCACCTGATGCCGCTTTCCTGCCTTTCTTGTAAAGCTCAATAAGCTGTTTAGAATTTTGATCGCCTGCTGTGGTTATGCCTAGAACTAGTCCATCATTTCTAGTGGAAGTTCCAAAAACTGCCGCGCTCCACAATCCGGGTTTAGCCAAGTGAAGCTCATCAAAAAGACAAAGCGAAATGGGTATCCCCTGAACAGCCGCCTCTTTAGCTGCTTTTACGTCATACCTACTAGTGCCGTCTGCTGTGACAATGCCTCGCATTTCAGTAGCTTTCTTGAACCGCTTAGACAGGAACTTATTGTTCTGAATTACGAAAAGAACTCGAGAATAAATAATGCGCGCCTGATCTGATGAGCTGGCAAGCGATAGCACCTGAGCGCCGGAAGGCTGATGCACTAGAAGCCCGTACAATCCCATAAGGCTACCTAATAAACTCTTGCCGTTCTGACGTGCTAAAGAGATTACTACCTGCCTGTATCTAAGCCTTCCGGCGAGTTCGGGATCTGGGTGTGTGATTGGGTATCGCTCTAGAATGTGTCGGAGAAGCCACTTTTGCCATTCGTCTAGCTCTATACCGTCTGGGCTTTCCGGTGCTTTCCAGGCTATCTTTGCTAGCTCTATAAGTAAGTCACCGTCCGTTATGAAGTCCTCAGATAGCGGCTTAGTGTAGCTAGCTGGAAGCTGAAGCATTACCTAGTTAGCAGCTTCTCTAGTGGATCTAGTTCGTGCCTGTTGGCGTTGATCTGTGATTGCAGTTCCAAGATTGTTTTGCGTAGCTCCGCTGCTGTCGAGGTGTGTCCGGTTTCGTCAAAAGAAGCCGCTAGACGTAATGCCATTTCGGAGATTACTTTTTGTTCAATGGTCAATGTAAGGCTATCTAACCACTTGCTAAGTGTTTCGTGGATCATGCGTTGTACCCCCTCGGATAATCTAGCTATTCTGTCTTAACTTGTGG